TCTTGCCGTACTTCTCGGAATACTCACTCACCCAGGAGTCTATTGTTTCCGGAGCGGGTAAGAGTTCTCCAACTAGGGGCTCGTGTAAGGGCGTTTCTCGTAATGCTTTAATCTTTGGAGCCCAGATAAGCATAGCCAGTAACAGCCCGAACATAATCAGGAGTGTGGCCATTTCCTTAGTGAATTTGTGTTTCATATAAAGTTAAGTTGTTGCGGTTCTGTATGTAGGATGTAGTGTCCGGAAAAGTCCTCTCTTATGTCCCAACCCCTCTTTCTTAAATCGAATATCCTGGCACTGTAGCGTAAGATGTGAAACTTATTAGCAAACTCGAAGTTATACACTCCTTCCGGGTGATCTTTTAATTCGTTAAGTATTAAGTTTTGTTGTGTCATTTTAGTTTGCGTCCAGGCTAGTCTTTGGCGAGAACTCATTGAGGGGTTCTCGTGAAGGTTGAGATGCAACCTTCTGAACTCAAGCCATGATTAACCTGGACTGGTCCTCTGATCTAGCCATCCTGTCAAGCTCAAACCCATAGAAGTACCGCTTGAGGCACAGCCTATGAGTTTGTCGGCTAAACCTACCAGCTATCACTCCGGCACATTCCGGACAGATCTCGTGATCCTTTACATCAGACCAATCTATTTGCTCGGACTTGATCCGCTTAATCTCTTTGTTAGTTAGTCTTAGAATGCTTTTCCACATATTTGACAGTTGGGGATACCCCCGATCATTTCAGTAAAGGGATGTCTGCAGGTTTCCCAGGGCTTCTTGATCTTCTTTACCGAGTCCTTTAAGACCTTCTCAAGGGGTACTATTTCGGTGGTTTTGTATTGTGGCATCATATTTTCCTTTGAGCAGCCGCCCGGCAGAAGGTTCCGTCCGGATTTAATGTAGGACAGGACCAGAAGGCGTAGGGCTTGTTAGTTGTCTTTGAGGTGCCGGTCTTCCAAACCAGGGAAGATCCGTGTAGAGGACACTTACCGCCCTGCCCCTTCTCACCGTCTATGCTTAGATCAGGAGGAGCTACGTTCGGTACAACGGTTTGTGCTTCGGGGTGGATCTTGCTCTGGATGTAAGTGACCAGTTGTTCAAACTCTTCCTTGTCGTCAGTCCTGACTACATACTGTCCATCGTGTCCGTTCCGGACAAACTCGCTGTATTGGAATTTAGGGTCTGTCATAATTGACCTCTTTCTTGCTTTCGACAATAATTTCCTGCAGCTTTAAGAGAGCCTCTACATCATCCGTTCCTGCCCTGCCCAGAGAGACTCCGTAAAGGAAGATCTTGATGATGGTTTCCATCTTCATATGTTGATGTAATGGAGAATCTTGTCTCCTTCTCTGACTGGAATAGCTGGGTGTGAGCAAAGCCGGGGAAGGGAGGCCATAAACTGATCTGATTCGTACCCTTCAAGTTTGGGAAGAGCCATCCTGGCCACAATCCCTCTGTGGGTCTTCTTCAAGACGGGAGGGTAGAAGCCCCCGATCTTGGCTAGTCTATGAAAGGTCTTGGCGTGTTCTGTCATACCTTATCCTTATTTAACCAGGCAACAGCTAATATCCGTTGTCTTGAGAGTTCCGGGTAATCCTTGCGGATTTCAGTAATAGAGAGGTCTTCTTTGAAGTACATCCTGGCGATGTTCTGGTTCCGGAGTTCCTTGGTTACTTTAGTCAGGTAGGTTTTGCGATCCATAGTGCTATACTACTCCTCTATAAACCCCTTGTCAAGTACCCATAATAGCCTCAATCTCTGTCGTTGTCATCTCTCCAACGGTTTTTTCGATAATCCCTCCAACGGATTTATTTTCCTGAAGGTTTTTTAAGTTTGCCGCCGATTTTTCTATCTGTAACATCCATCTGGTATTATTCCGACTCTTAGCCAAAGTCCATAGTTTCCTTAATCTCTTTAACTTCTCTTGTAGTTCCATAACTATCCAAGGAGGTTAATATAACCTTTTTCTCTCGCCAACCTCCAGTGTTCTCTTGAATGACAAGATTGACATAAAGTAAGTAAATTTTCAGTCGAATTGTTAGATTTGGTGTGTTTGTGATAATCGCCGGATAAGTCCAAGTGGTGTATTCCTAGTTTCTCTCTAGTTCCACAACCTTTACATTTAAACGAATCACGACTCCAAACCTCGTTTTGTATTCTTTTCCATTTTAAAGTTGACGGCATAGTGTAATCTTAAAATATATCAAACTTAGTCTACCCCCCCCTTAAACCCCCTTGGCCCCTTATTAACTAACACCATCCTCTCTTCGGTAGACTAGGACACGAATCAACCCACGAAAGAAAGAAAAGGGTAAAAGAAAGAAAGACAAAAACGGAGAAAATTGTGCATATTGAAGTAATTAACAATTTAAAACTTTTCGGCAAAAAAATCAACTGCCACTTAATGTATCAAACGATATGATTTGATCCAGTATGATATACTTATAGTCATAGGGGAGAGCGGATTGCTCGTTTACGAACTCACTCGTTACTCCCTATACCTACTTTAGGAAACTTACCAACCCCGATGAAGTGTTTCTTCTGCCACCTCAAAGCCCTTACTACTTCACAGGTGTTTCTGTCCTTCTCGGTGTGACAAGCCCTACTCAACCACTGTTTATTTGATTTCCGTTCTATTTGGTTGTGACTCCACCCTAATTCTCTGGCGATTGCCTTTCCTGTTATGTGGTCGCAGTTGACCTCGTTACAGTGGGAACAGTTCTTTTTTTTGCATCTCTGACAAGCACAGTTCTCTACATGAAATTCCGCTTCGCAGGGGTTTTTCGGCTTGAATATCTCCTTCATATAAATCCCACCCCCTTCTTCCTTAAAATCTCAAATTCCAAATCTCCGTCTTCTATGTAATATTTGACTCTCAGGTTCTCTTCTTCTGCCTCGTGCAGGAGTTCGATGTTGCACTTCATGACAGCAGCTTTATTCAGGAAATCTACCTCAGTGGTAGCCCCCGTCATAAACTCTTTCATCCACACCAGTTTTATGTTCAGGAGTTCTTCAAAAAAGACGTCCCTGCTTATACTCTCTCTTTCTTTCATTGAGCAGTTTCTTTACTTCAATTAACGGAATACAGACCTTCTCTTTACAGGACTCCATCGTCTGAACCGCCTCTATGGTCGATTCCATTCTTTCTAAGACACCGGGCTTGGGACTCTCCTCGTAGTGAGCCATGAGGCCGATACAATTCATGCAGATTTCTTTCATTTGTCCTCCTCCCCGCACTCATCACAGAAGTACCGACAATGACCCCAGTATGAGAGCCTTCCGTTACATTTCTTACATCTGGGTTCGGCAGAGATTAAGAACAAAATCCCCAAGTATGTTATGAAGAGAACACTTACGATTATTGCCACAATGGTCATCATGCTCACCCCGATTCGTACACTTTGTTATTAAAGGCAAATTGTTCTTTTTGAACCATTACTAGACACGGGTGCATGATCTTTGTTTGCTTGTCGTAAATTCCCACAGCAAAACCTTTAACCCAATCTGAGTCTTTTACATATTGAGGGGTGGGGTTGTAGTTACACAACGAGCCGGTTTCAAGCCAGAACTTTTCATCCCCGCCCTGGTTTCGAGTAATGAAGGCTAGTCTGTGGGTGTGCCCGGAGAACCCTGAGTGTCCTCTACGATCTAGCATGGCGTGGGCGGTGTACCCTGACTTCGATCTGACAATATCTCCGTGTTCTATTTCTACTGAACCTATTTTTTTATGCTCGTAATATGGAATCCACTTAATATCGTGTTCTTTTAAATTCATCAAATGAGGGATAGTTATTACCCTGTCCCCGTATTCATCAAAGATCTCAGCTAAGGCCTGAGCGTTTCTTGCCAGATACTTTTGTAATCTAAATTCGTGATTCCCTTCCCTCCACTCTATTTCACAATCAGGGTTGGCTTTCCGGGCGGCCTTTTCCAATCCGTATACTACTTCTTTGGCTTTGTTAAGTTCATCTCCTAGAGTCACGTCAAAATCTAAAGGTAGGTCGTATTTCCCGGCTTCGGAGAAGTTCATAATATCCCCGTCCAGGTGAATGACATCGGGTTTAAGATCGGGTATTAATTGGGTTCTTATTATTTCGGCCAGACCGACATCGTGATCCGGAATTTGATAGTCAGAGAGGATTAAATGACGCTCAAATCTCTCCCGGTTCTCCACCGCTTTAGGTAACTCCGCTTTGGCAATTTTTCTCATAAGTTCGGCTGTCTCCACCGCCCGGTAGGAGTTTTCTGTCGATCCGTAATACAGTCCTCTTTCATCTTCTTTCATGAAACCCCTCTGCCTGATAAATAACCTGGTTGACCGCCCTCTCTTCGGCCACCATCACCCCCCATAGAAAAAGCCCCAGTTCTTTCGGGGCTTCTGTATCCTTGGGATTTAGTAATCCTTTTTTATATTCCCGCCATTTGACGATGTTGTATTCGTTCATGGTTCAATACGCTTGAAAGCAAAATCAAATAACCTGTCCTCTTCGTGATCTGAGTGGTAGTGACCGTTTATCCTGTCATCCTCTTCTTCCCATTTGAGATACGATTGATCTGCCTGATGGTTGCATTGACTACAACCGCACTTCTCTGCTGAATGTAAATCCTGACACGCCTTCACCGCCAACCATTTAAGGTTTGTCTTCTCGTCCTTTAACAGACGCTCGACTGTTTTCTCGTAAGGGTCACGTTCGGTCATGTTAGAAACCTGTTAATCCTTTCAAACCCAATAACCCATCGTTCTGTTCTTTAACAGGAAGTTCCTTCTCGTATTCGTGGAGGAACTTATCCAGAAACCTCAATACCAGAATGGCAAAAGCTGCCCATTCGTAAGGTAAAGAAGCGAAGTATGAAATCGCCAGAGGAAGAATGGAAAGTACCAGTATCCTCAGGGGTTCTTTCAAAGCTTCTAAAATTGCTTCTTTTGTCACATTAATTCACCACCTTTTTATAAAGTCGGAAAAGTAATGAATAAATCGTCCAAGATTTTATAAAGGTGTACCCTGAGGGTTGTTTGACGTCTGCCAACTTCTGTAAAAGATCTGTGACTTGCTTAGATAGTGCGTCCTTGTCGCTCTTGACGGCGTGTAGTGCCTCTAAAAGGGCTGAATCCGTCTCGAAAGCCCCAACTACACCTTCTATACCATCCCGGTACTTCTGAAGGGTGTCCTCTAGGCTTAAAAGTTTTGCCATCTCTCCCTCGACATCGACTAAAGACGATCCTGTTGGGAGATTCCACTCTGTTACCCACTTTGAAATAAACCCATCTAATTGTTTACCCTTCTCCAACGCCGAGGTGAGACCTATTGCGGCGTCTTTTAACATCGACTTGATTGCCTGTACTTCCTGAACTCCCCACGGCTCTCCGAGGTCTATTTTTACCTTATCCGGGTCTATAGAGGGGACGCTTTTGGGGCGAAGCCATCCTAAGACTCCTGTATAAGTGTGGGGTTGGAAGTGACACCGTGATTTATACGGGTCGTTCTGGTCGAAGGAAGTGAAACCTGTCGTTGAAGCAATATCGGTACAGATAGCAATGTGTCCGTACGTTCCATACTTAGTCCCCCAGACTATTACATCTCCTAATTGAGGAACCCCCGTTGGGGTGTTTACTATCTTCTCGTAGAAATCAGTCGGATAGTTTGTAAAGTAATCCACCGCATTTCCGGATGTATTAGGACCGCCCACTACACGGTTGTTATAGACCTGAAACAAATCAACACATTGGTCGGTCGTGGCTACATTGGCAATAGAGGAGTACTCCACCCAGAGGTCTAGGTATGAATCAAAAAACTCTAGTATGGTCATACTTCAAACTTCTTTTTGAACCAGTCGATAGCCATGTTGACTACGAAAACAAGAACAAATGAAACAATCGCCACCCTGCCCATGATGTTTGCCTTCCACACTTCCAAGGCCGAAACCCTGACATCGTACTTTTCCACAGAACACTGCATCTCTGACAGTCGGGTGTTTATCTCTCCGAACTTCTGCTCAAAGTATTTCTCAAAATATGGGGGGAATTTGTTGCTACTCATGTTGGAAAAGACCATAAAAAAAGCCGCCCTTTTGGGGCGGTTCTTGCCGTTAGCGGCTGGACCGAATACATTCATTTTACACCCGTTTGGGGTGCAAAACAAGATTTTTACAACCTTCCGTCTCTTTTCATCTGGAGAAGCTGTTTTTTTACGTCATCAGTGATAATCCCCAACTGTGTATACCTTTTTACTAGAACGTTTTTCTCTTCACGGGTGGAAAGTTTATTGAGTTCATCTGCTACTTTAGTTGCTCTCTCTAAGATATTGAGGTTAATGTACTTTTCTTCCCTTCTAGATACTCCCAAATTAGCCTGTTTTTTGATTTTAACAAGGTTTGAGTAGAGGGTGGGGTTCTGTTGTTTAATGATCTTTGAAATACGATTAGCCTCTTCTGGAGAGAGCTTCTTGAGTGAGTTATATGTCTGTTTTGCTGTCTGGCCACCAAGGTATAGATACATATTCTTTTCCTGAGTCTTTTCGGTTGTAACTTTCCCGATGGGTGTTATGGCGTTGAATAGTCTATTTTGGTTCTCAATGGGTTGTCCTGATTGGTCTAGTCTTGCGGGGACAGTTTGAGAGAGAAGCGGAATTTGAGTAGAGAGTTGTTGCAATTGTTTCTCTAATACGTTTCCGGTCGTGTCAATCTTCCTCTGGTAGGGGTCGATTATTCTGGTCACCCAACCCATCAAAGCCCTAAAAGGAATTAATTGCTGTGGGTAGTTTGAAAGGTATCGACTAATCCCTTCAGCGTCTCCCTTGGCAGAGGAGACAAAATCTCCAATATTTTTGACGTAAGACATATCCGCGTAGAAATTCACCCACTTAGCTGCACCATTAAGTACCGTTTCCACCTCGGAATCTGATAATGATTTATTTCTCTCGGCATCTCTCACAGCTGCAACCAGAGCCATATTAAAAGCTATCGCCGGGTGGAGCTTGGAAAAAGAAATCCATTTATTTCCGACCTTGACTGAATACGGTTGCATACCAGCTGCCCGGAACATTGATTTCTTCTTAGGATCAGTGGGTTCAGACCATGTCATTCTGTCCGAACCAACCAGCATGGCGGTTCCCAGCCCAATTGATGTCCCGAGGATCGCTTTGGAAACTTGCTCAACTTTATTCTTAGCTCCGGGGAGGGTTAAAACGCCCAAGGGAGAGTACTCAACTGAGGCTTTCAGTATATTTGATGGAATACGCACAAAAGGAAAGGTGTATTTTGCGACAGTCCTGACGACAGGGTTGTTGCTGTTTCTCGCCTCTGCCACCTTCATGGGAAGGTATTCAAGAGCTTTAAGTACAGGCCCCTCTTCATCCAAGTTAAAAGGAGCATTAAACAGTCTTTTTCTGGCTTCTGCTGTTGCTTTTATTTCAGGGAATCTTGTTTTTACCCCTCGACTAGCCCTGTATTCCAAAGATTTCATCACGGCACCCTCCGTCAAAGTAGTGAAAAATTCATCCGACGCCTGTAAGAGTCTGGGGAAGAAGTTTTGGGTGTTTTCAACCTTGCGTCCGGTTGTCCCTGGTGCGGTAAGAGGAAGGTTATGTAACTCCTGGGCAGTGGAAAACTTCCTTCCACTCATAACATCAGCAAAATTCTGGGAGGCTTCATGGAGTTTACTCCAATACCCCCTCATATAGGCCACCCCTTCTCCAGTAAAAGCTGATCTCTTCTTCCCCGTAACAGTACTTTTGAGGAAATCCACCATACCTGTGATGGTTTTTTCTATGGGGGCGATCAGTGCTGTCCCCTGGAAGTTGCTCATGGTGTTGTTAATATGAGTATTAGGAGACGAAAGCATTGACGTGTAGCGGATTTTTTCAATCCAGTCTCCCGCGTTCGGTTTGACAAACTTCCTATAAAAAGCAGCAGTTTGTTCGTAGTTGTTAAAATCCACCCCCTTTGATTCTTTTAAGATCTTCTCGGCATCGTCTGTTACTTTAAGAATAGCTTCGAGTATTGCCCCTTTTGCGTTGTTTAGCTTGGGGTCAGCACCAATAGAGAACGATTGGAGTTTCCTTGCCGTATCCGATCCAAGGGACTTTATTGCCAAAAGGTTGTCTAGGTATTCCTTTGTCATTGTCCCACTCACGGCTTGTGAAGATAGGATTTGACGAGCTTTCAGTAAAGCTGCCTCCCATTCTAGTGTCTGCTGGCGGTCAACGGCTTTATGGAGGACACGCGAACTGACATTGGAAAAATCTACGACTTCTTTGTTGGAAAGTTTCTTGCCCACCACTTCTTCTATCTGGGGTTTAATCTCCGAGACTGTTTGTCTGACCACGGTTCTTGTTTCATCACTCACATTTAGACGATTCGTGTTAAAATAGGGTTGTGAAGCGACTACCGATGGCTTTGCAGATTTTGATTGAGATGGTGAAGGAATTGTTTCTGGTTGGGGTTGGAATAGTTGCTGTTTTGTTGTCCGTAGGGATGCTTTTGGGGCCGATAATTGGCTAGATGAAACACTTTTTTGACCATTGGGTAACGTACCACCCGCTCCTCCTACTCCTTTAGGTTGGGTGGGATCAAGTTTCTTCATCGCTCTTGTACCCAACCCCACATTTACTTCGGGGTGATTGGCTATAACTACCCTGTCCTGAAGGAAGGTTGAAACGAGTTGCATCCACTTTCTTGGATTAAGTGTGGACATTTCCTTCATTTCCTTGGAATTTACGACCTGTGGGATGTATTTCTTTGCTACGGCTGTGACATCATCAATTATTGTCATCTGTGAACGGGGATTAAAGGTGTCGTAAGAGTTGACATCTCTTATTAGTGCTTCTATTTCAGGTTGGGCTTTCTTGATTAAATTATCCGCCTGATTGCTTCTAACCATTTTGCCGCCAAAAAAGAGCATTAACGGAAGTTCTGCGATATTTCCTATTGTCTGTGTAGTTGGATTGGTGGAAAGCGCCTCACCCAAACCTACAGGTTTCTCTAGGGTCATCGCTTTTATCTGAGTGTCCAGTGACCCCAGAAAGCCCTTCTTTTCCCTTTGGGCTACTCCCGTACCTTTTAAGAAGTTCAAACCTCCGTAGAGTACATCTGTGGGGTCTGGAATGGCTCCTAATACATCCAGCCCCAGTTTCCCGACTCTGGCAACAGGGTTGAGGGCTTTGGGTATCTGATACCCTCCTATATTTACAGGTTTGTTTGAAACAATATTTGATATGTCCTGGGGGAGTTGTTTAGCTGAAGCAACATACATATTTTGTATATAATTACCCATCCTTTGGCCTGCGTAATCTATGGGTTTGATTCCAGTACGCAATTTCCCCTGCGCTAGAGCCTGGGGATACCAAAGATTCTCTTCAGGCTTTTGGATCGCCTGCGCAACTCTTTGTGATCCCTGCAACAACCTACCCGCCAGAGAGTTGTTCCTTATAAGTACGTTTCCGTTTTGTGTCCCGGCAACACCAAGAGAATTTCCTATTCCGTAAAAGAGGTCTCGTGCTTTTTGTAGTGCGTTAGGCATGTCATGGTCTTAGAAAGACAACTCTTCTTCTTCGTTGCTCTTCTGATATTTAGGCGTGATCTTTACGTACCCCTGTCTGGCGTCTTCGTAGTTTGGTACTGCGGAGAACCCTCCGACTGCGGGGAGAGAACTGATACCTTGGATGGCCTGTTGCTGTCCCGCCCAATCAGTAGATTTGTAGGCATACTTTTCGAAGTCTGTTAAAGTGGCGTTCTTTTTTTCGTACCACTCTTTAAGTGCTTGTTGGGATTTAGCGAAGTTGACTTGGATCTCGTTTAAGGCGTTCTGGGCGGTCTGCCAGATCGAAGCTCTCCTGTTAGCTTTATCCGCGGCTGCTTGATTCTTGGCGTTGTTAATTTGGGTTATACCAGTAAGGAGACCCGACTGGACCTCTTTGATGGCGAGGTCAAGGTTGTCCTTTAAGGTCTGGACTCTATCTTGGAAGTAGTTGACCACGTTTGTTTTCTCTTTGGCTAGATTCTGAATAACTTCTTGTGTTGAACCAGTAATCCCTGAAACTCTTCTTGCTGTCTCAACTCCCAACTTTTCAGCAAGGGCTTCGGATACAGATGAACTGGATATACCTAACCCTGAAAGCTGGGCGATATTGTTTTGCTGAACCTGTCTGAAGAGGTCGCGGGCAGTCTGAAGACCTGATGTTTCGTTCTTTCTTGCTGTGGACTCTTCTCCTGCGATGCTTGATAATTGTGAAGCCTGTTTTTGCTCTGCCAACCCTTGTCCTTGTTTGTAGGCTAATTGTGCACTCTGTTCCGCAACTCCCGCTTGTGATCTCAACCCCTCTTCCTGCCCCGATAAACTCTGCATTGTAACGTTGTAATCGTTGTCAACTTGGTCATAACCTGTTTCCATGTTCTGGTTGATATTTCCAGACTGAAGATCGTTTACTGTTTGGTTGTTACTTGGTGCTTGGTAACCTGAACCGCTGTTACTAGTAGGCTTGTAGGGCCCGGGATAAGCAGGACCCTGCTGTGGATAACTGACGGCATCAGAATAGCCGAGAACCTGCGCGTTATTACTGGGGGGAACATAGACATAATTACTTCCTGGCCTGGCTCCACCATAAGCCTGAAGGGACTCACTTAGATTTGTTTCAGGACCACGGATTCCAATTCTTGAAAGTCCGCCTCCGACAACATCAATTGCTCTTCCTGTTTTTCCGGCTACTTGTTGTAGAAAAGTTGGCATAAGGGCTTATAATGTATTTATGAGAGTTGTACGAATAATTTGTGATTTATATATGGGTTTCATGCTCCTTGCGGGCATGGGATTGTTTGCTCTTTTTTGGTTTAACAGCACACATACTCTTCCTGGGATGAAAGCTTTTTTGTACCCGAATATGATTGTTGTTGCGAGCTGGGCACTTATTGCTTCCGCCTGGTTTGTTGTGAAATTGTTAAAGAAACGTCGACAAGCACGCTTAGGGCAATAAAAAAACCGCCCTTCGGCGGCTTCGTCTTCAAGACTAGCTTGTGTTGGTATTTTACGCCTTCTGTAAAGGTTATTCAAGAGAAATTAAAGGATTTTTGCGAATCTCCCCAAAGACCAGTTGTAGTAGTCTTTAATCTCCTTAGCAGAAAGAGCTTTGTTATAAATACCAACCTCGTCAAGTTCTCCATCGTAAAAAACTCCTGAAATAGCGTTGTCGCTGAACACCCAAGGGGAATTTCCTGAGGTACTCGGAGACCCGGTAATGGCGTTGCTTTGCAATAAGGCTCCATTGAGATAAATATCTCCCGTTGAACCCGACCCCCCGAACACAAAAGAAAGATGACACCACTTCCCTGCGGTGTAAACAACACTAGCAGTAGTTTGATTGTAATTATTCCCAGCATCTGTATAGACCTGAATCAGGGCAAGTCCAGAGTCTAGGACGCGGACAATGACGTAAGCTTGCCCTCCTGCGGCCTTACTAATCCAATCCATATTATTGGTTAAAACCCTTGGTTTAACCCACCCTATGACAGTAAAAGCTCCCGTACCAAACTTCAAAGTAGCAGAATTGGGGAGTGTAACAACTGAGGAAGTGCCATTAAACAAGGCAGATTGGGCAAACTTTCCACTAGGATAAGACATGTTTGCATCCACACCGTTTAATCCACTACCACTTAAGTCATTGGAATTTCCGTTGAAGTGCCACAACCCCACCAGATTTGCTTGGGGCATCAATTCTCCGACCATATTTAGGTTGCTCTCAATAACACTGAAAGGTTTTGCGAAAGTGAAGCCAGACTGTTTATATCCATAGTCAACACATCACCAGCTACAAGAGCGGCTGAGGCAATGGAGGCTGAGGAAGCAAAAGTTGCTCCTCCTGGGATGGCAACAACTCCGTATACCGAGAAGTTTTTGTTTACATGGATGTTAATTGAAGCAACTGAAGCGGGTGTTTGCACGTAGGCTTGTATGAATTGTCCTGTGAATGCCGTGGGGATGGGAATAAGTCCGCCAATGTTTGTTTGAGAAGCCAGTCCTCCGGGAACGTGGAAATAAGCATTTAATCCACCTGTCCCACTTGAAGTTTCCCAACCGACAATCGAGGCTCCTGAGGCTTGGATGTGGGTCGTTATAAAAAGTGTCGAAACAGTTGAGGGAGAAGCTAAGCTCAACTTGTTTGCCGACAGTTGGGCTATAGTAGCCACTGAGGCTAAATTCATCCCCGCTATAGTCATTGTTCCTGTTATTACATGCCCTCCGGCGGAGTCGTGTTCAGGGTTTAATACGTTGTACCAATCCTCAAACATTGAAGAGGTGATAACAGCCTCAACTACCGCACCTGATGAATGAGCCTGGGCTGTTGATCCGCCCTGTCCTCTGGTAGTAGTTAGGTCGTTTCCCGAAACATTAGTAACTTTAACGTATTCCCAAAGAGATGTTGACTTGAACGTCCCAGCGGAGTCAACCCTGTCTATTACCAAATAACACGGAGAAACGATCTTAGACCCATCGGCAACCGACATCGACGTGGCCACATCAGTAATACCGCTACTTAAAGCAGTGGCGATATTCTCGTCAACTGAGGGTCGGGGTATGTTTGCTCCCATAAAAAAACCGCCCGTTAGGCGGTTGCTCTTTCAAAGATAACCTTACTAATTTTATACCTTCTGTCCACAAAAAGAAAGACTTTAGGATGTACTCCAGGACTGGGGGATAATACCTTCTCCCAATTCCTGAGCCAGTATCTGGACACTTAGTAATTCATACCTGTCGTTATTACCCGTGGTTGTAATCTCCAACTGTAAAGTCCGGGCAGGTTTGTTTATACGCGTTCTTCTGGCCAAATCGTTAGAGTTAGCCGAGAGCCCCGCACCCGAAGTGTTTCCCCACTTAACATTGCCCCACTTATCAAATCCCCAACCTATGCCCGAATTTGAAGCGGAGACGGTAAAAGATTGGGCTGATCCCACCGCACCATCTCTTTGTTCTAATATGATATTAACGAAAGGTGTACCGTAAACATTTCTCCAGTTTGAATACAAAGTCTTGAACATTTTAAACCTGAAGGAGTTTTTAAGAGCGGTTTTCTTCGTTAACAAGGAGGTTTGGATCTTCACTCCCTTGTCGTTGGAATACCCAGATCCCATTTTGGTTACATAAGTGTCGTTTGAATCTCCCCAGACTAAGTTCTCCTGATTCTCTCCGTCGTAGTAGACCTCATAGATTCCGGGTGTGGCGGCGTAAGTATTTGGTCCCATCCAGGCTAGTCTCTCGCGGTCGTAAATGATCTCTTTATTGTTAAACAAACTCCCTCCTGCGGGGTAAGACAATCTGTACTTTGAGTCTTGATATGCAGCACAAGCCTTCTCTAATTGAGAGGGTGAGAGGGTTAAGAATGTTGGTCTGACCTTGGCTGAGATTTCATTCGTCCTGAGTACATTCCCCAGGTATTGAGCTTCATTTCCCAATGAATAGACCCCTTTTCTTGAAAGGAAAAAGACATCGTTTTCAACGTGTTTGATTGTGCGATGGGAAACCGCTCCCACCCCTCTTACGATTAAGGAAACAGTGGGAACGACGAGGCTTCCCGAAGAAGCAAGTGTGACTTTCCAAATTGACCTCTGTTTGAAAACTATGATGGCCTCCTGGAACTCTATAATTCCTGTCACAAAATCTCCGGAGTCCTTATCAAGATCAATGTATCCTCCACCGTATCGCCAGTTGAACTTGTCTACATTCGACCCTCCCCCTGACCACATAATTCTTGAGGGATAACTGTCGATATTCCCCAATACAATTTTGTCCTTATACGAGCAGATATATTTAGCTTTCGGTCCTGCGGTGGTATCAGCTTCCTGCGGAAAAACAAGCATTGAAGGGTCTGGTGTCCCTACAAAGTCATAGCGCAGAGTGGAAGAATCAAGTGAAGTAATAAATCTTTCATCTCCCTGGTCGTACCCATACACGCCGTATCCGGCAACTACAGAGGCGGGAGAAGCGGTTGCCCAGGTGATTCTTAGGGAAGTTTCAGTTAAATCTTGTGGTGTGTTGGTTATAAGGACGGGTTCGGATGCTATTGTCTCTCCTACGGCGTTAAAAGCCGAAACGCGGAACGACCTTGTAAAAGTCCCTGATACTCCTGACAGATTGGTAACGGCCACCCCCGTGGGGCGGGAAATCTGGGTGTAGGGAAAAACAGTGACTCCGTTGTATTTAGTGAGAGTGTCGATCCCATTGACGATATAAACATTGTTATAGAGTTGAATCATCTCGGCGTTATATCCTGAAGCGTAAGAAAAACCCCCAACCATAGAATAGGAAGCAGACGCTTTTTTAACCAAGTATCCCCAGTCTGATATAGCCAAGATCTCGTTTACTCCAGAAGCCCCCGAAGCGAACAAAACTCCTTTCAACCCTCTTACTCTTTGCGACCCTGTAGCCACTGAGGGTGCGGTTAGGAAGTAGTTATCTGTTCCTTCCCTTTTAGTAGGAACGCCCAAACCCACAAGTTTGAGGTTTTCAGCCTGAGCAAGTTCGTTGTCTTTGATTTCCGTCTGCCGAAGAAGTGTATTTACCCCACCTTTCCAGTTAGCCCAATCCTGTTGCAAGGTTTGTGGTTGTTTGTATTGAGGTTCTTTGAAATCGAAATTGGGCATACATATTAATCTCTACCAATGCGGAAGGCGTAACGTGATTCTTCCCACCTTTGCACCCGATTATCATTGTGAGCCTGCCCCAATACGTTTTCGTTTTCGATCATCCTGGCCAACATTCTGTCCGCTTCTACCTTAGCTTCGGGAAACCTCCCGTCCTCCCGGCCTTTGTAGATGAGGTAGAGACTCCTCTGTACGATGTAATTGGGGTCGGGGCACTCCGTGACGTTTGTGGGGGAGGCCAGGGAGGCGGGGGATGCGTAATATGTAAACTGGACAGACGCTCCTGAACACAAAGTAGAGGCGTGTATGTACAGGGTTTTACTATCCCTGTCATTCCCTAAGACATAGGTATACCTGTCCGAGTCGTTATACTGGGTGTATTTGGTAGGATCAATCACCGGGAAACTATCCGTTGTCTCACCATCCCAGGTAACAACAGGATAACCGTCAATCTTTTGAAAATCTGTCGGTAATCCATACGTAGCAAACCCCGCCGTAGTAACCCGGCCGTTGTGGACCTTCAATAAGGCCTTCCATTCATAGGTGTTACCCCAATCTTGGATTGCCCTATTGATTAAGTTCATCCGGATATTCCAGTCATCCCCACCAATCGTTGGATAGGTGTCAGACTGGTCAACCTCGTTGGCGATTGCCGTTTGAAGGTCTGTTAGTGTCCAGGACATAAGTGTTCAAAGAAACATGGGACCGAAGCGGTCATGTTCCTTATGCGAACACCGCTCCGCCTACTAATCCAGAACCTTTAATTACGGGGATATAGCGTGCCTCACCGTTGAGTTCAACGGGAATCACGTAGTCAAAATGAGCCGCTGAAGTCAAAAGGATTGAAGTTAAGGAAATGAATCCCCCCTTAAATCCCATGATTGCACCAGAAGCTGCTGAAGTTCCGAGGAACTGCAAAGCTCCAATTGAAGCGGTTGCATTGACCGTTCTACCAACCGTTAAAGCTGGTCCTGTGGTTGCTCCTGATCTGAAATCTCCTGCTGCGTGAGTCGTGCTGACTGAGTCAGCGTCAACACCTACACCGGAAATAGCTGTTACTTTAATAACTGATCCTGAAGCTGTCGACAGTAAAGCTAAAGCTGGTTGTCCAGCTGCGTTGGAATTAACCTGCAAAGCAGGTCCACCCGTATTAGAGTCGGACAGAATTTGTCCACCCCCTTCATTGTCTAGGTCATAGATAAATGCCATGTTTCTTTTTCACCTCCTTTCCAATAAAAAAACCGCCCGTTAGGCGGTCACATCGTTAAGATTAACCAGACTACATTTTACGCTACCCCACAATAGATTTTCAAGGGATTTTTACCAGAATTTAGAATTGGTCGTCATGTGGCGACCTCCCCCTGAGGTAGGCCAGGTTCCATTCGCAAGATTAGTAATTTCTGTTGGGGTTAAGACTCTTGAATAAAAAGCCACATCGTCTATTCTTCCCGCACAATAAACTCCTGAAAACTGGTGGTCACAAATGGTAAAAAAGGTGGCGGCATCAAGAGTGGGGTTTCCCGTTACAGCCCCCGTGGTATTTTCAGAACCATTTACATAAAGCCTTGAAATACTGTTAGGTCGGTCAAAAACTACGGTGATGTGAAACCAATTACTGTCCGAGGATATAGGGGTTCCAGAAGAAGTATAATTAAAAAAATTACTACCGTCCTGGTAGATTTGAACGAGTATAGACCCGTTGGTGTTTATTCTTGTGATATGGTATCCACCACTTCCTCCTGCCCTTCCTAACCAATCCTGTGCTCCAGCCGCTCTGTTTGTGGGATAAACCCAGAAGGCAACAGTCCAACTCCCTGTACCAAAATCCAAATTTGCATCAGAAGCCAGATCTATTGTGGTGGAACTTCCGTTTGAAACAACAGCATTGCCAAATTCCCCAGTATTATATGTTACGTCTGTCCCTGAAGCAGAAATTGAATTTGGTCCAGAGTCAGTTAAATTATTTTCAAGCCTTACATAGTACTCTAGGTTTGCATCCGTAAAGAGAGGTGTTGAATAAAGTTCTATGGCTGCCATGTTATATTAAGATCCTTTCTTCTACTGAGTCTCTGGTATCAACAATTTCCCTTTCGATTTCACCACTCCTGTCACACAAGTCTCTCCCCTGAGGGGCTGTGGTTACTCCTTTGATGATTTTATTTGAGTCTTCCTGAAGAAGAAAACCTCCGTCTTCTGTAAGCAGAAAGTCGTTCATTTAAGCGGTACGCTTGAACATATAAACCACAATATAGGGTTGAACCACGCTTGTGGCAGCACCCGGAGTGTTAGTACCCACTGGGGTGTAATCAGCAGCTCCTCCTGTTGGGTTGGAAGTAGAAACTGCCGTTACGTTACTTCCCGCTGTTCCCCCTGTCCCTCCTGAACTTGTATCAACAACGGCAGAGGTGGTGAAATTTCCTGTTGCTGGAGTACCGTATCTTTGAACGTGAACGTGGTTTACTACCGTAGTAGAAGCCGTACCAGCAAAAGTCTGAGCTGAAGATTGAACGGTTTTTGCTCCCCCTGTTTCCTCTACCGTATCAAAACTGGTATCCCCGCTATCAAGTCCCACTAAAACTTTCCCTGCACCAAAAGCCGCCCAAGTTCCGAATCCCAGTAAAGTGTTAGGATTGGTTGAAACAACTGATATAAATACCGCTCCGACAGGCCAGGCAGCTTTCAGTAAGTTAACTAGGGTAGTTTTCTTTGTTGTGGGTGTTCCTGCGGGATCATCTACCATGGCAAGGACATCATCCACAGTGGGACTGACCAATTCAGTCAATTCTGAGATTTTTGCATCAGCCATATTACTCTTGGAAGTAAACAACCTTTCCGCCGATTTTTGCTGAAGTCCCTGTCATGTCAAACTTCTGAACAACAATCGAACCTGAAGGACATCCTATGTACACAGGAGAGTCTGGGGAGCCTGATTCAACCCATCCTCCTCCGGGGTTAAGGGTGATTCCTATGGAGGCATTACCAGTAAGATACGTCACCCCTGAAAGAATACTCACCCTCACGGTGGCATCGGAATTAAGTACTAAGTTTGTTATATATATGGTATTGGCGTTGGTTGGCACGGCAAGAGTAGCCTGGCTACTTGTAGACAAAGTAATAGGCATTCCCAAAAGAGTTTTGTTTGTCCCTGCGTTTTTTGTGGCAATTGAATCTGTCGCGGAAGCCAATCTCGTTCCCAATGTGACCGTAGCCATCCCGGCACTCAAGGTTACTGTGGCAAATCCTATGTTGTTAACCCCCGCATTTATTCCTATTCCGCCCCCAAGGATAGAGACTGACCCAATATTGGCCGAACTTGCTATGAGAGCAGGTTGGTTTAGCAAGGTGACACAACCAATATTTGCAGTTCCCGCTATTAATGCCGGCTGATTGAGAAGAGTAACGCATCCGATATTGGCAGTGCCCGCGACTAAAGCTGGTTGGTTAACAGTATTGACCGTAGCAAACCCTATTCCTGCCACCCCGGCAGTTAAAGCATGCGCGGCGACCGTAACAGTATGCCCGACAGTCACTAATCCTAGGTAAGTCTTAGGGTCAACCCACGCCTTTATGGTTCCCACATCCACCGTGGCCAGACCGACATAAGCAGCACCAGCGACCAAAGCGGGTTGGTTTACCACATTAATTGTAGCGAAACCTATTCCGTTAACCCCAGCGACCAAACCCACGAGTGATCCATCATCTAGGGTAACATTACCAGAAAAAGAAGTGGAAACAGTATTGGCGACCGTGACTAAACCAATGTAAGTTTTTGGATCAGCCCAGGCTTTAATTGTCCCTATGTCAACAGTTGCTAATCCAATATAAGCCGCTCCTGCAATTAAACCCGTTAACGACCCATCATCCAAGGTGACATTTCCGGAGAAGGTAACAGGCACCGTGTTGGTGACAGTGACCATACCTATGGCATTTGCTCCTGCGGCAAGTCCCACTGTCCCGCTAACTGAAGCCAGACCTATGTATCCTTTGGAATCTGAAAGAGTAATGTTTCCAGAGATTGTTCTTGAGATCGACGTGGGTGTGACGGTAGCGAAACCAATGTTGCTTACTCCGGCAGCCAGGCCGACTGTTCCCGAAACTGAGGTCAGGCCGATGTATGTTTGGGGATCTGGCCACGAAGCAACGGGGGTAACTGAAGCAAATCCGATGTTGTTGACTCCTGCTAACAATCCAACCAAACTTCCGTCATCAAGCGTTACGTTGCCGGAAAAAGTAACTGGAACAGTGTTAGCGACAGTTACTATGGAATTGGTTATGCCCACGGCTCCCGTATTAACAACGGCATACAAAGTAGGGGTAGAAACAGCGACAGTAGCAAAGCCAATGTTGTTTAGCCCTGAATCCAATACGATAGAAGCCTGACCCGCAGCAGAAGTGTTCACCACTGCATAAATGGTGGGTGTTCCGTATAAAGTTACAGTTGCCTGACCCGCAGCGGTAATCGTCCCGGCGACAACATTTACCTTCAACCCCTTATTGGAGTCGTCGTATGATTCTCTGATTACGTCTTGGAAATTCATTTTTTGTTAAGTTCAAGATGGGCAAAAAGATATAACTCTTCGATACGTTTAGCTTGGCCGAAAGAGGGAACAGAACGACTCTTTTCTCCAATCCAACGTATTAATTTAGTAAGGTCATCTGTACCGCTTTTCCACTTCGCCCATTCCACAATTTCAAAAACCCTGTCGGAGTATTTGTTCCACTCGTGGACAGTGTCTACTCCCAGGAATTTACCCACCGTATTGTAGGTGGGGTTGGTTATCATTTGTTCCGATGTTTGAGTAGCGACAACAGACGCCCTTTTCTTTTCAGCCATCCTTTTAACCACCTGATTAAACGAGTAAGGATTCTCCGTGTATACACGAGGCTTTTTGTCAAACTTCTGGATATTTTTTGATAATTCGATTTTTTCGACTTCATACTGTTTGGGTTTGGCTTCCAGGTGTCCCTTAACAGAAACCTCCTCATGTGGGGTTTCATCTGAGGGAATTTCAATAACATCTGGTTGAGCCATAAAAAAAGACCGCTTTCGCGGCCTGCACCTTTAGAGTTAGGCTTTATATATTATACCCCGACAGGCAACCGACATTCAAGGGACGCTCCCCGTTAAGCAGGTCTTTTATATGCTTTGTGAACAAGGGCGCAGTTACACTAAAGTATTTTTCATCCCAGTCTTCTGTCAGTCTCCCGTGCTTGACTCCCCTATATTCAATGCTCTGGTCAATATACAAGTCATAACCCAGTTTCTCCACGCGATGGCTCAATTCCTTCTCTCCGACTCCCGGACCCTTGTCGTATTCTTCATCCATCCCACCGCAGTCAATTATGGCTTGTTTGGGGATAGAGCAGACGCACATCTCCATTTCAGAAGGGGAAACCTTGTAGAAAGTACCGATGTCCATTCTCGCCCTAGGGTCTTGCCAGACCAGATTTGAAGGTTTCCCAATAGAATCGATGTCGGAGTAGTGATGCCCCACCGCCGTCACTAGAGCTTTGGGGTTGTTTTTGTAGTGTTGCCAGAACCTTGAAAGAGTATCGGGGGGCAACCAGACCATGTCCTGGACGTTAACAATGAGTTGTCCTTTTGAAAAAGCATAGGCTTTGTTCCAAGCTTTACTTAAATTCCAGAAATCACCCTCTCTTTTGGGGGGCTCAGGCACGAAAATGTGAGGCTGTGAGACCGTGTAACCCTCTACATCGGCTCTTAAATGTTCAGGTGCGACAATCAACCATTCAAAATCACGAAAATCCTGTTTGCGAAGACTTTTTGCGACAATTTCACAACCTTGGGGTCTGACAGTGGGGGTTATGACTGTTAAGGAAAAGGTTTCCATGGTTTTGCCAACTCTCCGGGGAATAAATTCTCAAATTCTTCCTCGGCAGTCATCCCGTGTTTAATAATGTAGTATTTTTTGTTCGCTTCATTGATGGCTTCATGCTGGGGGTCTCTTCTTACTGTAAAGGAATCAAGGTGTTGGTACTCGGCTTTGTTAGTGTAGGCTGTCGTATAACCCTTTTCCCTCATTCTTGACCAGAAATCCCAATCATCGTAACTGTTGCGAAAGTTTTCGTCGTACAACTGAACGTTCCTGACAACAAAAAACGATGAAGTACACCATCTCTCCTTTCCCGATGGCCAAGTCTCATTACTAGGGTTGAAAGGTTGGTCGTAGGGAATCATCCGATAATGCAAACTCCCAATCTTTGGGTCTTCCAGCACGTCTTCCGCTATCGGCAGCCATTGTGGGGGAACCCTGATGTCATTGTTCGCCACGGCCACGATCTTACCGGCTAGTTTAAGCCCTTGGTTTACGGCTCTGGCGTACCCAATGTTTACTTTGTCATAGATTAACAGGTCAGCCCACTCTCTTAATTGCCCATGACCCATTACTGATCCGTTATCAATTATTATCAACTTGATGTCGTTTTCCCTTAAAGACTTAACCGCACTCTCCGTAACAGCCATTGTCTCAGGATCGAGTATATAGGCGGGCATGATTACGTCCATGTCAGTCCTTTCTTAATTTGGTTTGCGTAAATAACATGACTATATCTTTCTAGTACAAACTGTCTCGGACTTGTAAGACCAGATTGTTTGTATTCTTGGATGTAACTCATGGCTCTTATGTTTTGGGGGTTGATTACCTCAGGGAGGACGTCGCAACTCATGGCTTCAAGGACTGTCCTTTCAGATCCGTGAACTGCTGGGATAATTACAGACTGGGACCTCCGATAATAATCCCTTATTTTTTCCGCAGGAAAGTAGCCGACTTCAACTTTTACCCCTTCATCACAGCACTCTTCATAAATCAGGTGTCCGTCAGGTTGGATTGTCCCCACACATAGAAGGTCACTCCCATAGTGGGCAATCAAATCTTGCCTCTTCCAGGGAGAGAAAGTGGCGGGGTAGAAGTATTTGATGTCTTTAGATACACTTTGATCTGGTGTAAAGAAGTCAGTGTCTGTTCCGAAAGCTTTTATTGCCGGTAAACCCGCCATTTTTACATGATTGTAAATGGGTTCGGACTCACAAAACACAACATTAAGTTTTCTTAAGTTGTCCATGTTCATAGGAGCGGTGGTGAGACAAAGTCCTTTCCAGCAGTCAAACTGGTTTAATTTACCAAAGACTTCTGAATTTGAGTCATCCCAGAACAACAAGTAGTCCGGAGTGTAGTCCGGAAGCCTCTTACCAATGATCCAATCCACTTCATATTCCTTTTCCAGTAATTCAATTGCCGCCCTCAACCCGTCCCTCCAGTTCTCATAGACGAGGGGGGCTTTGTCGAAGTACCAGCAGAAAGATAGTTTTTTCATAGCAATTTCCTTATCTTTTCAGGAATAGGCTGTCGGTTGACTTTGTACCTACCAATATCTCCGTGCGTCCCCGTGTGGTGTCTGGGGTAGTCAAACTCCCTCATGGGATCAAGGTATTTCAGATGCAGAAGATACAGTCCAGTATCTTTAACATCCTTTACATCCTGTTCGTGTCCTTTAATGTAATGAAAGCCTTCACCCCAGTCAGTAGGAATCCTTGAGAGAGCGGGTTTGTTGTAGCTTGCAGTGTCGTCCTTACACCACCACTTCCTCTGCATAAGAATGGGTTGGTCATATAGAATCGGGTTTTCATCATCCTCCTGATACACATCGAACCCCTCGCAGTAAGTTTGAGCCAGATCACATTTGCTCATAAAGTGCCTCAACCCGTCATATTTTTCCGGATCAGCCACAATAATCTCATCGGAATCCGAGTAAAGCACCCACCCATGATCAACCAATAACTCCCTCTGTTTTTCGAAAACCTTCTGGTGGGAGTTCATGTTGTAGAACTCGTCTTTAAGATCGATATAAGTGAAAGGGTATTTCTCCTTTAGGGCTTCGAATGTTCCAGGAGCGTTTCCGTTATACGTTCCGGCGAACACAAATAGGTCTTCAAAGTATCTAGAGTAGTACCTTAACCACATCTCCAAAAAGATCTCGCACCTGAAGATTCTGGTCATGGCAGCGTTTTTCATTTCTTAAACTTCAATTTCCTTAACACCTCTTCCACACACTCAAAGTACCGGGGAAGTGCGAGATTGTAGTATTCTCCAAAAGTCTTAACCCTGGGCGTTTCAAAGAACACCGAGTGAATCAACGGTCCTTCATCTACGTCAGCCGTCATGAAGTGACACTGTATGGAAGCCTGAGTGTCTTTGTTGTCCATGTATCTTTGAACGGGAGTCTGGCCTTTGTATTTGTAGAGGCAGTCGTGAAAGTTAATACACGGTCCTTTGAGATACTCCATGGGGATGATTCTTTCGCCGTGACAGGACACAAACAGGTCGTACTTACCCATTACTTCCCGGTTAACCGTTTCCAATCCAAAAGCCTTAGCCGCCGACCTGGTAATGTCATCATTTGGAATAACCTTAACCTTGAACCCGTTGGCCAAGAGGTCTAACAGAACCACCAGTCCTACTTGGGACTTACCATAGAAGATGGCCGTCTTTTGTTTCATTTGAAAGCTGCGAATTTAGATAAATCGGGGTAACCTTGGGATTCTCTGGGGAGATCAGCTAACTCCTTGTCTTTAATGAAGTGGAACTGTAATAACCCTCTGGCAGCCTGTTCGGGGGTCATGTAGGCGTTGTATCCCACAATGTCTATGTTGTCTTCAGCTATGGATACACCCTCAGTTCTTCCATCAAACCTAGCCTTCCTTATCCAATCCGCCGCTTCTTTGTCATCGGTAAGCACCATTCCTCCTCTACCTATAGGGCAGAGCTTTCTCATGTGGAAGGAAATGCCATAAAGCGTTCCGGGGATGTACATTCCTCTTTTGAAACGCAAAGCGCTATCAATAATTCCATAGGGTTTCAGTTCATAACATCCTTCCCAGTCTTCATCTCTCCATTTAATCGTTCCTCCGGCGTGGATAATCGAAGCAGGGACGCTGATATAAGTTCTCCGGGGGATCTCTACCTCTTTGACCTTCTTATACAGACATGACAATAGCAAAGCCATGGTTAATGATTCTGTCGAAACCCCGTACTTTGCCCCTGCAAATTCGGCAATGTTATTCTCAAAGTCCCTAACAACCTGAAAAGCATCCATAAAACTCCTTCACCGCTTCTTCAATGGAGTGGTGGGCGGTAAAATCCAACTCCTTGACGCGGTCGTAATTAATCGTGTAACTTCTGTTGTCTGCCCCATCTTCCTTGTAAACAATACTCGCCCCTGTCGCTACGGAAATCCTGTGTCCGATTTCGTCAATCGAGAGGTTTTGTCCGTTTGTCCCCAAGTTATACAGCCTGTGGGGAGGATCTTTTACCGCCAGAGCCAACTTTATACCATTAACAACGTCTTTTACGTGTAGTAATGACCTTCTTTTGTCTTTTCCGGCGATGGTAATCTTTCCTGTATCGTAAGCTGATTTTGTCATTCCATTTACGATGGTGTCAAATCGCGTAAAGGGTGCAAGTCCGTAACAGGTGGCAAAACGGAAGACGACACTGTTGACATCGGGGTGTAAAAACAATTCCTCTGAAAGGTGTTTTGTTTTGGCGTATAAGGTTAAAGGCCTCACATTACCATCTTCTGTACAAAGACCTTCCTGAGAGCCGTACACCGACCCAGATGAAGCGTAAACGATGCGCTTACCAGTATTTCTAAGGAATTTGGAGATTAAATCATTGGCTAAGTAATTGGTCTGCCAGGTAAACTCAGGATCTCTATCCAGTAGAGGGTCCATTGATGTCCCCGCCAAGTGAACGATAGCTTCAGCGTTCTGGAGAGCTAGCATAATAGTCCTGACATTTCTTATGTCCTGACCTTGTTTCAGGTCGTAAACCTCAAAATCTTCCAGATCGTCACAAAGAGCCGACCCTACATACCCTAATCCTCCCAAAACTAATATTTTCATATCTTTTTACATACTGCGATTCCCTGTTCGATTTGCACCGAAGAGAAGAATCTATCAGATAATTTATTGATTGCTCGTTTGACAGTAAACCTCAGTTCTCCCCTAAGACCACGGCCGTGACATTCGGTGTTGTAGTCATGAAACAGCACATAACTGCCACTCCTGACGCAGGGGACAAACAACTCGATGTCTTCCATGACCTGTTTGAATGAATGATCGCCGTCAATAAATAACAAGTCGATGGGTTGTATCCACTCCGCGCCTGCTTCACTTGAGTGTTTTCTGATGAAATCAACCCTTAACCCTTTGATATTTTCCATTAACTCTCCCTCAACGTTTCCCATTGCCATTGAATCTATTGTTGTTATCTCACTTTTGGGGGAGGAGAGAGCTAATAGAGTTGTCGACCTTCCGGCGTAACACCCAATCTCAACAATAGTCCCCTTTACCTTTGAAGCGTACTTATGAAGAACCTCACAGTCTTCAAATCCCATCCAACCGGGGATGTCTTTAATAGAATCGAAAATCTCATCAAAAGTCATAGTACGCAAAAGCCAAACCCTGAATAATGACAGGGGTCACTAATATCGAGCTTGTCGTGAAAGAGTTCTTCCCACACCGCTTCCATTCCCTCATTTAGGTGTATGTCATCGAAAATAAGTATCGACCCCCTCTTCATAAAGGGTGAATAAAGTAAAAGCTCTCTCCTTAATTGAATCTCCTCATGCAGGGTATCAATGAACCACACATCTGTCTTTTTGAGGTCAATCCCTTTCCAGATGTCCAAGTCCAGATCGTCACTCAGAATCTTCTTTACTTGGGGGTAGTCGTGCTTCATCCACTTCCAGGCTATTTCAGGATCATTGTCGACTGAGTAGAGAATGGAATCTTCAGGAAGAGCCGTCGCCATGAGGATGGTCGAGATACCTGAAGCTGCGCCCAACTCGACTACTTGTTTGGGTTGTAAAAGTTTCATCAGGCAGTGAAGCCACTGGTAGTACTGATTGGGTTTTCCGGAGATATTCTTAACCTCCAACTGTTGTCCCCAACCGACATTGGCAATATGATCCTGTAATGGAACCAGATCCAACTCTTTCACTAGCTCCATTACTTTCTCGTTCAGTTCTACCGCTTTCATTTTTTGAACCTTTCTTTGTAATTAGCTGCTGACTCGCAAATCTTTGAACAATACACTTTTGGCAAGTCACCCCTTTTGTTCTGGGCGAAGGTAAATAAGATTTTCCCGCACCCGGCACATTTTGTCGTATACATTCCGCTCATATTTTCACCTCCAGTAGATAACAACCTTCAGCGTCTAAGCCGAAGTAAATAATTTCGTGGCCTTTTACCATTTCTATCAGTTCTTCCTTGGTGAAGATTCTTAAGTGTCCTGAGGGCAATCCGTCATCCCATGTCCCATGTTCTTCTGTCTTGTGCTGCAAGATCCCGACGTGTTCAGGTGAGGGGGTGGTTAGAAATAACGTCCCGCCACTTCTCCCCAGTGTCAGGGCGTGGTCGATCGCCTTTTTAGCGTCAGGGAGGTGTTCTATGACCTCCGCCATCACTACAACGTCATATTTACCCTTGTGATCCATTAAGTCTTCACAAACAAACTCTGCTGGTACCGAAAACTTCTTTGACCTTTCGTTGGCTAAGTCCACAGACGGTTTGAATAAATTGACCCCGGTGCAGCGGACACCTTTACCGGCCAGGGTTAGGCAAAGGTACCCGTCCGCACAACCGAGATCAACCAGCGTCTTGGGTGAAAGTTCCTGTATTCTTTTGACCAGCCATTTGAACCTGGGGTGGGTTTGATCTACTTGAAAGGCAAGGTCTTCGGGCATAGGTGTTTCTTTGAGGTCTTCCCCGTAGTATTTCTTGTAGTCTTCTGGGTTGAAAGCGTGTTTGACCCTTAACCACAACCTGTCTTTTCTCGGCCAATCGGTGTCTTTTACTAATTCCCAGGCTTTTAGGGCTTGGTTGTTCTCAAGCAGATCTTCTACTTGCCGATCAAGTGACATTTCAGACTTAAATTCCTCATTCCACTGCCTTGCCACATTCTCCCAACTGAATTTCTTCGCCCATTCCATCATTTTTGGACGGATGAACTCCTGTTGCTTCTCGTCTTTGAGTAACGAGGTTAAAGATTTTACATACAGATCCCTAACTTCGGGGTCATAAATGTCTCCGTCAACCTTTATCCCATACTGAACGGTTTCTGTAAGCGCGGCGTAGTTTATAACCACAGGAATGGCTCCCCAGGCCTGAGCTTTCATCGCTGTAATGCAGGAAATTTCACCAAAGTGGGTGGGGTACGCCCAGATAGCGGCGTTTTCCATCTCCTTCCTTACTGCTTCGTGGGAGATCCTCCCTAGATGGGTAATACCGGGCTGGGACATTAATTCATTCACCTTACGTTTCCACTCCTGTCTCTCCGGATTGTCGTGATAAACCTTGTCAAATAGATTCCAGCCGTAGAAAACCCTCAGTTGTGCATCGGGGACTTCCTCTTTGACCTTTGGCCACATCTTCAACAGATGCTCCAAGCCCCTATCGTATGAAGACCCATATACCATCAGGTGTGCGTTTCTCATAGATTAATGCCGTTCGCTGTAATTAACACTTTATCTTCAGCCAGGGAAGGGACATTATCCCTATGCCACTTTGAAAGGAACATAACTCTGTCTACTTTTTCGACTCTTTCTTTGGTGTAGTGGAGAGGACTTTGGATGTCGTGGTTCCAGCAGTATTTCTTCATGGCCTTAATGGGGAAATCGAACAACCCAATCTGTCTCCAGGCGATGAATACATTGAAGTAATCTTTGAGGTTGAGATGGTAGTGGGGAAGCCAGTGCGCCCCGTCATAATCACCCGCTTCTTCCATGGGGTCAGCATAGATCGTAACTTCCCATCCCAGTTTCGTTAATTCTCTAGCCATATTTATAACTGCCTCTTCCGAACCCCCCACACCTTTGGCGACACTCTTTGGCGACCACTGTTCAAACCCCGGACCGCAATAGATAGCAATCTCGTTACCCCTCCACTCTCTGGGTGGCATGTACTCTGCTCTCATTTGTACAAGAGCTGGTTCATTGGCGATCTCCTTGGGAATAGCATTGATAATGGCTTTGAGTTTTTCAACCTGCCCGGTTGATTTCAGGTGATAGGCTAGTTTGACTGTCCAGTGGGCTATGTCATTTCTGTGTTTCAAGTCTTCAACCTCTTTAACCCGGCTGACGTTTATATCGGTAGGCATAATCCTGACTAACTCAGTGGCGACCTTGTGACACAATTCAAGTTGTCCCGTGTTTAAGTAGATATGGAACAAGGCTTCATAGATCATGGACTTATAATCCCTGGGGTTTATAACGAGGGTTGTTTTGGGGATGTCTACCCGGTCAACCAGTTTGATCCAATGTAAAGCTCTTCCCCAGTCTTTTTGCACCACATAACAGAGGGCGAGTTGGATATAGATTGAGGGGAATTTGGGATCTTCATGTAAGGCTTCCAGGAGGGCGTAAACCGCTTTGTCGAACTCTCCCATCTCGCGGTGGATCATGGATATGTATTCCCAACATTGTGCCCTTTCCTCCTGCCAGCCCGACTTACGGATGTAGTCCTTCATCAGTTCTAACGTTAAAGAGCCAAGACCCTCTCCTATTGGTTCATAAAGAAGCTCAGGCAACCTTGTATCAAAGTACGCCTTTGCGAGGTAATAAATAGGCCGAGGGTCTTCGGGGATGCGCATGACTTCTTCTTCTAAGATCTCTATGTTTCTAAACATGGATTTCTCCATATCTTCAGGTCTGATTAAGTGCACCACCATAAAGCCCTTGAAATCGGTCTTATCTGATGGTACTTTTTCTATTAATGTTTCGTGTATGGGGGCGATCCACTCATACGTCCCGTCGTTTCTCACCAGTCTTTCTCTCAAGTGTTCTATTAGTATATTTTTGACGTTTCCATTTTCATCCAGCTCCACTTGGTACAGGTAGCGAGTGAAGATGGCCTTTATGTTATTAGCCTCTGCCAACTGAACGGCCTGTCTGAAAGTCTCCGCTCCTACCACTACATCATCTGCGTCACACCAAAATATCCATTCATAACCCTTGGCTTGTTGGAAGTTGAAGTTTCTGGCTGCGGAGAAGTCTTTAATCCATGAAAACCACGACCATTCTGCGTTGTACTCTTTACAGATCTTCTTAATCTTTTTCTGGGGTTCCTTAGTCCCTGTTATGAATATCTTATCTACATGTTTGGCGAAGGAATTTAAACACCTCCGCAGTTCCTCTGCCTCGGAATCATCCTTTATTATGAGACAAGCCGCTATTTTAGACATAAAAAAAGCGGGCCTCTTTCGAGAACCCGCCATAGGCCTTCAAAGCCGTACGAGATTAGTTGCTCGTATTATATCACAATTTACGGGTTGGTGCCTGAGGCGACAGTTGTGAAGAAATTGAACTTACACTCATTGATTGACTTACCTACCGTGACTGATTGGGCAACACATGCCGCACACCATAGCTCGTAAGGGTTATTACTTGTCGAAGACCCTACCGTTTGAAGCCAGCAACGTTCAATTTCGCTCAAAGGTTTCTGTCCGTCTTGTCCTTTGGCAACGTAATAAGCCCTCTTGTGGTCTTCCAGGGGGGCGTTATTAGCCACTCCACTCCTGGTGGCGTACCAATCGTGTTCTGCTCCGCTTAATGTTGTTGATTGTATGGCCATTAATTAAATTCACCTCCGACTTTAAAGATTTTGAAACGTTTAACAAACTTATTTACAAAGGTTTTATCAAATTGCTGTAAAGGGAAGGCGATTTTTATGATTTTGTTCAGTCTTAGGGGGAAGGCTCCCACATACTTTGTTTCCTTTGACTTAGAATATCCACCTTGCCCTCTGGTTTGTCTGATGTCGGGAATGGTTTTTGTAAATTTATCCCATTCATTGGGCCATCTCTCGGCGAAAAACTTAATTACCCCCTCCAAAACCACCCAGTCTGTTTCGTTTGTTACAGACATTCTTCCTCTCGAAAGTTGAACGAGTCTGTCTACTGCCTGTACGTCGTTTTTCTTGTACTGTTTCCACACCAAATTAGCCGTTGGGTTGACGGTCTTCTCGTATTTATACAGAGCCTCGTACTGATCTGGTGTAATTATGGTGTTCATGGTGCTCATCCCAGTCCGTGAGGGACGGACTGAGTGAACCGGCTACTAACCGTTTACGTTGTAGCCTGATCGGGCGACAGAAGTTCTTTCACCAAGGTATTCCAAAGTGAACTCTCCCACGATTTGGCCGTTTTCACGGTCACCGTCCTTGGCAAGCATCTCCTTGAAGGGCTTGCGTAGGTAGGCAACGCGGTATTTGTCCTCTTTGATACCGATGAAGAACGGACCCGGTGTCGCGGCTGCGGACGGAACGTACCTGTGTTGCATAATTCTATGCACACCGGCAGAGGTTTCGTAGATAGCCACTGGCTGGGTCAGTTTCTTGTCTGATTGATCCACGTATTTTGTGGCACCGGCTGTGAAGCCGTCAATCTTCCTCTTAAGACCGAAGGGAACCAGGACGAGGTCGAAGCTGTTGTCAGTTCCACCTTTATCCCAGGAGGCTTGCGCCATATCCTGAAACTCGGTTTCTGATAACGAGGTACCAGAGTTGCGAGCGGTGTAAAGGGTGGTAATGACTGACTTCAGACCCGCCATGGACGCACCTGTTCCGGAGACTCCCGAAGAGAGTGCACCTTGTACCAGGGCGTATTCCTGTTTCATCTTCCAGGTTCTAAGAGCTTTCGCACTCTGGTAATTCAGAGGGTCCTGTCCACTTCCTGGATCAGTTGCTCTTTCAGTACCGGAGACGCGGAAGGTTTCCGTCAAGATGGCCGTCAGATTGACGATTCTTGAAGGCTGGGTCAAAGCCGAATATGTTGCGGCGGCACCCTCACCTGCGAAGGTCACAGAAGAAGGAGGAGTAATGTAATCCTCCAACCACTGATGGATCGTGTCTTTTGCCGTGGAGGTCTTAAGCATTGTTGCCAATGGAGTATCATCCGGCGTTACGTCGGCTACGATACTCAATAAGTCCTCACGTCGTGAGACATCATCAAATGTTACTAGCATGTTATTCACACTCCTTTCTCAGCACGGATTCTTACCTCCCAATCCGTGCCGTAGATTGGTGAGGCTACTTGTTAGCCCAAGGTATAGAGTTCATGCGGGCAGCGATTGCATCAACTCCCGTATCTCCTCCCCTCCGGGTCAATTCCCTTAGTCGTTCCATGTCAGCTTGTGACTGCTGGGTACGAGACTGGGAAGAGGTTTGAGTGTTGGCTTGCAAAGCCGCCTGCTCTTTCTCTGTTACCTCTTGCAACGCCTTCTCCGCACCTGATTTCTCAGCTTTGGAAACAGCTTTGCTGTACTTCTTCGCAATGGAGTCAGCAATGTCAGAGACGGTCACGTTCTCCCCTTTCCATTTTCGGAAGAGCCATTTACTGGCTATTTCATCCTCAATTTCAGGGTCGGCAAACAATTCAGGGTGTCTCTCGCGAGCTTTATACTCGTCGATCTGTTCAGCCACTGATTGTTCTGCTCTTACAGATGCTTGTCTTGCTGATTCAGCATGTAGGGCTGCGTTGTAAGCTGGTCGGTTAATCTCGCCCGTGATAGGGTCTGTAAAATCTTCAGTCCTTATCTGTTGAGCCAAATTAACTTGGTTTACTGGCGGCCTGAAAGCCGAAAAGGCAGACTCGTTCTTTGAACGTGCTTTGCGCTCATCCTTAAGCCGTTTGATCTCCAGACGTTGTTCTTGGAAAGCCCTCCGCTGTCCCTCGACATCTTCTGGAAAATCATCTGTTGTTGCGCTTACGGTTGCGTCCGTAGTTTGGGTTTGCTCCTCAGTAGAAGGAGCTTCAACTACTGGCGGGGTAGTCTGGGTAGTTTCCTCTACCTCTTTTTGTTCAGCCACTTGTTTCAAATCGTCCATTTTCATCACCTCCTTTCTTCAGCCTGATAACGTTGGCGAGACGAAAAATGGGTCCAGCCTTATGAGCTGGTCTCGACCTTAAGCCGGGATCAGATCACAAGAGTGCCTTTTTTGTCATATAAATGACCCTCGATAATCTTGTCGCCAGGATCGAGGGCGAACCCCCAGTCGCAGTGGTTACACTGTGCTTCTCTCCCGGCAATCCTTATGAAAAAGTGCGGTTCTTCCTTATGAATCTTCTGGGGTGTGAGATTTGTGATAACCTCAGCTTCGCCCCAAAATTCCTTATCTGCGCTTTCGGGCAGATCGGGAAGATCTTTTTTTGAAACCGTTTGTGGCATAGATATAGGACATAGACTAATACCTGATGTAAGATAACGAGGCGTTAGCGTAGGCAGCTACACCGTCGGGTTGACCGGCATATTGAAGCCGTGCATCCTGAGCCTGTAAAGCAGCTGCTATTCCTTCATCAGAGAAAGTCTTGGAATCATTAGGACCGAACACGTATTCAATCCCTTCATAGATAACCCTCACTGTCCCCTGATCGCCCTGAACTGCTCCCAGTGCCTTGGTATCAATTCCGGATCGATTTGCCAGACTACCAATGTTTTTTAATGTGACACTCATGCAATGTTCACCTCCTTTAGTTAATTGTTTTGGGAACGAGTTCCCCTTTTTCTTTTTTAGTTAACATTTCAGCTTCTTCGATGTTTTTCTCCATCCAGGCAAGAATAGAATCAGCAGCCGAGGCGAAAGCCCAAGCTGTCTTCATAGCGTACGAGTATTCCTCGTCGTTTTTGAATTTACGCGGGTCTACCCATGAGTTACGGATTTGCGACTGGAGCCATGGGAGGAGGTGCTTGTGCCACCCCTCCGTTGCCGCCATTTCCTTGAGGCGGAACCCCTGCTCCTGCAACTCCTGCTCCTGGGGGGAGAGTTTGTTGGACATTTTGTAGGTCTTCAAATAACATGTCAGCGTCTTTGATTACGTGGGTAGCTTCGACTATTCTTTGCAACAGTTCTTCGACATTTACAGCTCTGCCCTTGGCAGCAAGTTGCTGAGAAATAACAGGATTGGTGCTGATTTCCAACAGAGCCATCAATTTATTTTCAATATTCTCGTCTGAAGGATTACCCATGGACTCAATGTCGGGAATGTAGTCGTAAGTACCAAGAAGGTCACCTTCTTCTATGATTAAGTTTCCTCCTTCACCACCACTGTCTGGTTGGAACTTGGGCACTTCCAATCCATCACCCAAATCTACAGGGTAGCGCGGTCCGGGAGGAACGTCTGCTTCCTGAAGTTGCCCCGTCATCATCTGTTGAAGATCAATATCTGTCGGTCGAATATCTGAAAGACCTTGGTTTTCAAAGTATTTGATGGCATCTCTTCCCACAATCCTGATAACCCTTTTCTTCTGAACCGATCCTTGGAACATGTATTGGCGATTGAGGGCGTACCAGAACATGATTTGCTTCTTTAGCGCCTCTGAAAGGTAGATTTGATTCATATTGTCCCTGACACTTCTCGTCTGGGCGGAATCCTGTATCTCTGTTGCGGTGACCCTTCCCTGATCCTGAAGAGGATTCTGGGAACTCATGCCCTGGGAGTTTTCTCCCCAGGCTGAAAGCAAGGCCCCAACCAAAATGTTGTAGATTTGAGCGAAAGCCGTGTCCTCTCCCGACTCCATCTTCATTGTCTGGACATCTACGTTGGGGTTGTTCATCAACCATTTGGCTTCCGGTGCCCAGTCCAGAGTGTGCATACGGACATTTACGGGATTTACGTGCAGGGGAGGACGCAATCTTAGGGCTACGCGGTCACAGTAGGCTGATACGTGAGCGTTTATTGCCCTAATAAGCTTTGATACTGGTTCCAGTTCTGAAAGACCGTACAGATCGTCACCCGTGTCGTAGTATTTCAGCAAAACTACTGGAATCTCGCTGTGTTTATAGGGATTAGGGATGTCTCGAAGAATGACTCCATGATTGGGGGCGTAGGTAATCCACCTGCTGGGACGGTACTCGGTACAGACTTCGATTGTTTTGTACAGTTCATCCTCACCCAGAGTGTCATCCAATCCCTTGAGTGTTTTGTTGATAATTTGGTAATTTGACGATCTTTTGTCCGCAGAAGGCTTGCTACCGGCTTTTTTTTCCTTGATGGCATCCTTTAGCAGGTCGAGGTTCTTGTAAATAGGAGCTGTCCGGGCTGAGTCGTTGACTCTTTCCAGTTCTTCAAGTGTCAGGTATTCACGATGTTGGAACCATTTGTTGATGTGTTCATAAGAAGGATTGGCTAATACATCCCTGGGGTTACAGACAATAAAATCAGGCCCATCATAAATAACTTCCTTCTTGGCTCCGTTTTCACCTTTAACCGCTTTGGTTTCGTATCTCCACTTAACTAATCCGAAGGAAGCTCCGTATTTCCTAGTGTTCAAATCCATAGTTATCCATTTGGAAATCATGCTCTTACCCAAGCGTGTGTTGTCGTCCCACTGAAAAGAAAGAAGTTCGTTGTTTATATACGCACCAAGAGAGTCCCCGCCCTCACGTGGTACGAGCTTGCCCTTAGGCTTTCGACCGACTAATCTCGCGGCCTTCTCTAGTATCACGGTATATGGGCGGGGGTCGAAGATCAGCGACTGGTAAGGCCATCCTGATTCATCGAGGTAGGAGGAGAACATCTTGTCAGCATCATCGAAGCCGTTCTTCCTTGAAATTCTCTGTTCCAAGTCATCTGAAGCCATTTGGTAATGGTCAACCAACTCCTCAAACTGCTTGATTTCTGATTTTGTTCCTTTGACTGTGATCTTGTTTGCCATGTTTTTGCCACAAAAAAAGACGGCTCTTTCGAGCCGCCATTAACGTTTCCGTTGTTCGGTACGCTGTAATTATACCACTTTTTACAACAAGTTAGAACTTACTTCTTATTTCTCCGTCTGTTTCCCTTGTACTTACGTTCACAGTCTCTGAATTTACGTGCACAATTACCTGGCCTACGCCTGTGCCTTCAATGATGTTCGCTACCCCCCTGATGACCTTGGGTAGTATTTGGGCGTTAATCTTTGTCTCTTCTAAGTATGAGGCGATCTGATAGAGATACCCATACGGCACCTGAAGATCGGGGAATAGGATTTTCATCATACCCTCCATCTTGGTATTGTTGTTCTCCATCTGGCCGTTATATGAGTAAGGGTCGATGGTGGGCAGGGATTTCATATTCTCCATTTGTTTTTTAAGTGGACATTAATGTTTTCGTAATTCTGGCCATAATAAACCTGATTCTCTTTTGTGTAACCTTGAACGTTACTTACAGCAAAATACCTGAAACTATCGGCTCCATTTGAACTCCAGTCATGCTCCGGATGATTGCGGTAGCATTTATTGTCTTCATCCCACTCCTTGTGATAGCTTTTGAGAGCGTTTAAACCTCTCTCACACTTTATTTTGTCAAACCAACACCTTGAAAGAATGTTGCGGCCGGCATCTATCCCATCCTCTATTGAGAGTTTTGGCGCGATCCTGAAGTTTATACCTAAAGATTGAGCGGTCTCTTTGCGCGATTTACCACTACCCAACTCCCGGACTTCAATGTCATGCGGAGCTACGTGCTCCCCAAAAATGTATCCCTTGTCCTGGAGTATCTTGACGTAATGCGGCAGCCCCTCTCCTGAGGTCTCGTAGTAGTCTACAAACCTTACTTCAGCCCCCGTGAGCTGATAGAACCAGATGGCGGTGGAATCGCCTATTCCTAAGTCCCAGGTGGTGTGTACTGGCAAAGCAGAATCTACTGGGACTACCGTTATCCGATTTTCCTTTTCGGCTGATAGCAGCTGCGACCCGTAATAGGCTCCCTGGATGGGAACTTCAAATGAGCAATAGTATTCCTGTTGAAACAAAGCATCGTTTCCGTCTTTCTTTATAATTTCCAACCTCTCCTGTTCCAAAACCTCGGGAGGGATTACTTTTGTGTCGTCGACAGTAAGTAACTGACAGAACCAATTTGGTGAACTTTTGGCCAAATCATAAATCTGCTTGCCGTGGTTATTCCCCCTGGGAGTGTAGTTAAACACTGCCCAACCACCATTCTCAGCAAGAATAGGCCTTACAAAGTCCCAGGCCTTGGGGTCCTGAAGAGAATATTCTGAAAAGATACACCCCACAGGATTTGTTCCTACCACAGAGTCAATGTTGTCAGTCCCTATGACTTGGAATATTGAGTTATTAATTGCCTCTATGAGCATTTCGCCGTTGTCCGTTCTCTTGCGAATCTCTTTTGGTATGTGGTCGGTAAACTTGAACCCATCCCTATCCATTCCATTCCAGAGGATCTTTTTACCCTGTTTGTAAGTTGGAAAGAAGTAGAAGTAAGACCCCACTCTCTCAAACATCTTCTTTCCTACCAAATTGATTAGGGTTTTATCCTTTCCCGCTCTTCTATGCCAGACTGCGACAGCCCTGTTCACCCCACTATCCAGGGCTTCGAGTAGAGGAATCTGGTAATCCCTCGGTGTGTATTTATACGGCAGGCTTATTTCCATAATTTATAATGTTGATGGTTACGTCTCCAAAAGTGCTTCCCTGTTCTTTGTTCTCAGCCAACCCAAAGTCTTTCCTTACAAATTCGGCCGCTTTTTGCTGGGTTTGATAATCCGGAACCATTTTATCCGGCTCTGTGTGTGAAGAGAAGGGTTTGGTTGCTTCAAGCCACTCGGCGGTTTTCTTCACCATGTAACCTGGAGTGATACCTACCTTTAAATATTCTGCTTTGTATCGGTCAATTATTGATTGTGCGCCCTCAGTTCGTAGTAGGTTCTCGCTTGGATGCGACGCTGATGCCACGCTATATCCAGCCTTCAACATTGACTGTCTCAGTGTCTCACCGTCTTTAATTAATTGCATTGCTTTAGATTGTTTTTCTGTCGGTTTTACCTTATTCATTGTTTTTTGGATGAGTGTCGCTATGGTTTTGATCGTCTTCGAAGATTAGGCCATTCAGTCGTGCGTTTCGGAGATAATCCTTTAGTTTCAATTCCTTACCTACACCAAAATTCGCAGCTGTTTTCATGTGTTCCTTCGTAATCTTTACCGCTTCTTTATATTTCATTCTTTCTCTCCCTTCTTTCCTTTCTTGCTCTGGCGGCGAGTTTCTTCTTACGGGATGGTGTTTCTTTTAAGCCGAGTGGATAATTTAATATTTCTAACCCCCAATTAACAATTCCGCCGTGTTTTTCTATCATATCCCGGAAAAACTCACGACCCTCCTCCATCTTCTTCCTCTGTATGGCTTTGGATTCCTTATAGCTTCCTCTTTTAGGTTTCATTTTTTCGTATTCCTTTCTTACTCCCGGCTTTTTAAGTAATTCTTTTTTATAAACTTTCCAAGATTTCATTCTTATATAAACTCATATAATCTTATGTAATTAATTTCTCCAGACTTACCTTGGGTTAGCAAGGCAAGTCCCGGGAAACTACAGAGTTAATTTTGCATCAACCTCACGCAGTAAGGTTTTTGCATATTGAAGAGATTCTATATTCCCATCTATCACGTTGGTTGCGGCCAATTTGTTTATTTGTTGCCCGGTTGTCGGGGGGGTTCCATTAACCTTACTCAATATTTCTTGAGCCACCTCCACAACCTCACTCACAACCATTGATAAGGTCTTTTTTTCTCCTGCTATTGGTTCATTCATTATTTCTCACCTCCTTCAAAGATTACTTTTCTCATATGATTTAATAATTCATCAGTCTTAAAAGTCCGTTGTTTTTCCTCATGTACGGCCATCCACGCTTCAAGTTCAATTTCTAATCTATTTAAGATTTCTCTTTTCTCTTTCATTCGGCCATAATCATGTTCCTTCTCCAATTCAAAATGTTTAAAAATACATTCCTTATGAAACCAGCCGCCGCAACCTGTACAGCGGTAAGCGTCTTTTAGTTCTAACTTCTGCATACACCCACCCTTAAAAGTCAAGGCGACATTTCCCTTTGGATTAGCGTTTCCACACTCAACTTTCATTTCATCTCCTCTTTCATTTGAGCTAATTTATCTGCATTTTTAATATTGCTTTTGAGTAGACGAATCATGGGGTCAAGAGATAAACAGGTACAAGCTACGCTGTGGTTATAAGTTCCATTCCCATTTCCGCATCTTAATTCCTTTTCGTGTTGGAGTTTAAGCAATAATGCAACCCTCGCTTTTTGTTCCTCCCTTAGCGTAGGTTTCATATCTTTGTTTACATTGGGTTTACAATGCGATTTCGGGTAGTTTACATTAGGTTTCATATCTGGTGTGGTCAATTTTTGTGTATAAGGGTTTTACAGCCACAATTTGTACAACGCTGGTAATAAAGATAGTCAGCAGCTTTTTCCCCCTTTGGCACTTCCATTTCTAAACCAAAGAACTCTCCATTCCCACAGTTGGAACAATATACTTTAATCGTGTAGGTTTCTGGTCTTTGTGGTTTCATATCTTTAGTTTGGTGAGTAATTCGCACAAAATTATATGTTGTTCTGCCTTCCAATCTTTCCCAGCCATCCGTTCGTAACTTGCCTCCCAAATCTTCTCCATCGCATCTTTCCTTCCCTGTTGGTATCCTTCCTGATGAATTTTATAAAGGAATGGACAGTTTGTCTCCATGAAGGTTTTATTTGTCATTCTTCTCCTTTCAAATCAGTTGTTGTCACAGTTCTTTCTCCCTCTAAATCAAACAAGTCTGAAATTAGACTAATGGATTGGTTATATCCAAACATCGCCCCCTTATCAAACTCTGGGGTAATTGAGTCAAGCGGATGCGATAGATTTTTCTTCCACCTAATAGCTTCAATTAAATGTTCGGCACTTCTAGTTAAGATGTAAACCATCCTGTCTATGTGTTTTTCTTTGTGTTGGATTACTCCGAGAGTGGGGGTAGATGGAAAGACAGCGTGGACAAGTTCTGCCTCTATAATTCTTCGCATCCTTTTGCCTGTTTTGGTGTTTTCTGTAGCTTGATTACAAGGGCTACTTATTAACCCCAAACGACTTGCTGTTGGCATTTTTTCGTATCCACATTTATCGCAGTATTCGTGAACTCTCTCATCCGACCACCATTTGAGTTCTATTCCGCATTTAGGACAGGGTGTTTCTTTAACACCACCGCCTTTGGCTATTTCCTTCGCCCGTTTAATTTCATGGGTAGTTACTGTTTTTTGGTTTAACCGACCCTCTTTCCAGCCTTTTAGATACCATTTCTCTTTAACGGTTTCTTTATTCCTGAGCGGATTATTTGGACAATTACAAGGTTTTTTATGGTTAGCTGAACAATTGGAGTTCGTACAACAGAATTTGTTTTTACATTTACATTCCGTTTCTTTATTCCTGATGGGTTTGGTGGTCATGCAGTTTTTCTTTTCAAACATTTAATACAGTAAAAGGTACGGGCAACGCCAAAATTGTTTACATTAAAACATGACCAGTCAATTAACTGCCGCCATTCGTGTTTACATTTCCTTTCTTTATTCTTCTTTGTCATATATCTTTTGGGTTTTCTGATGTAACACCAAACTCATCTATCTTTCCTAAAAGATTGCCTCGCTCGTCATGCACATAATAGACTAATGAAATTGGGCATTCTGCGTCACCTTCACCTTCAGCCACCTCAATAGCAAAACACCTAATGACTCTGTGAAATCTAGGATAATAATTCTTCTTTGTCATATTTTCTTCCACGAATTTTGGATAACACCCATATACCTAAAACATTTATGCTCTATTTCTTCATCAAAATCATTCCACTTGCCTATAAGGGTTGTATACGCTCCATCTTCTATTTCTCCTATATATTCAACAATATGCTTTCCAGCGTGATTGGTATATTCAAGTAAATTTCCCTTTGTCATACCTTCTCCTTTAATAATTTATCTAAAATCATATCCAGAACTCTCATGAAAATTGTATAAATTAATAGTCCGAAAAATGAAACCTTTGGTTCTATTAAAAATTCCCTCATACCTTCCTCCTTTTATTCTTTGGGGTCAAATTTCTGCTGATACTAAGCCATCGGTCTTTGCCGTTCCAACCGTAAACGCTGTTTTCCGTTGCGACCACCAGAATCTTCCCGAATGAAAGAGTAGCGACAATCGGTTCTCCAAAATCATAGTAAGAACCATCACCGATTCTATTTGCCAGTTTCATTAACAGGTTTCTGATTTTGTTTCTCACTTCTTTCCTTTCTTTTTAGCCTTTTGTGTAACATATATCGTTGTTCTTACTTTCAAACATCCATAGCAGATTTGAGTTAAAGCGTCATGGAAGGTTGAGTAGATGGCTTGTTGGGTATGTCGCCCCTCACACTGTCGGATATGGATTCTGACTTCCTGTTGGGTATTAAAATGCTCGTATTGAAAGTTCATACGACCTTCCTGTTCTTAAACTTGGTTAATTCTTTCTCCGGCACTCTTCGGATAACTTTTAATTCTCTGAGCCTGAACTTGCCGTCGGTGTTGTACGGAATGCTTACAATATCCTTAGGATTGAACTTCACCTCAATGATGGGATTGTCTGAGTTTCTGTTTAATAGACACCATTCCAGGGTCGCAACATGGATACCCTCACTGCACTCAATCAATTCTGAGTAATCACACTCGTCCTTTTTGAGCCGGACTGTTTTACCTATTGAGTAATCAAGACCGCCCTGCTGTGGACTTGTTAATTCTTTGGTTACATATTTGTAGGCGACTAACTTGTTCTTTTGCTGTTTAAGGAGGGAAAGCAAAGAACCCGTTAATGGATTGAGGTTTTTGGCTCCCCATAGGTTGGCTCCCCGTAGGTTGGCTTCCCATAGGTTGGCTCCCCGTAGGTTGGCTCCCCATAGGTTGGCTCCCCATAGGTTGGCTCCCCATAGGTTGGCTCCCCGTAGGTTGGCTTCCTGTAGGTTGGCTTCCTGTAGGTTGGCTCCCCGTAGGTTGGCTTCCTGTAGGTTGGCTCCCCGTAGGTTGGCTCCCCGTCTAACCGCTTCTTCTAAAGTATCCTTGATAGTATTATCTTTCTTTTCAAATTCAAAAAGCAAAGAACCCCAGATTGATATTATTTGTATTTTAGTTTTCATTTCTTTCCTTTCAGTTTGTTTTTAGCCTTATCAACATTAGACTGCATCAAAGCCCTTAATTTCTTGGCTTCTCCTTTTGGTACGTTAGATTGTTTTTGTCCCATGTTTATACGCTGATTTAATTAACATCAGTTCTTCGTACATAGCTTGTAGGTCGAATGTTTTGTAATGGGTTGTGGTGCGGTGCAACTGTACGAGCTCTTCGTACATCTCTTTACCAAAGTGTTTGAGAAACCAGAGGGTGTATTTTTCCGGGTGCATCTCGTGAGAAAAGTTATCCGCCCAGCACTGACAGTTACAGTTAATCAGGTTCCACCTCGTAGCGTAAGCTCCCCTGGTAAGCAGGTGTCCGCAGCCCAGTTTCTCTTTACTCCCGCACACTACGCACTGTCCGTCCCTTGCCACTACTATCTCGCTCACTAATTTATCGAGCTTCTTGATCCAACCTTTTCTTGTGGTCCTGTCTTTTCTTAATTTGTTAATCATACTTTGAAATTATTGGGTAAATTGGTAAACCCGTTGGCTTTAAGTAACTTCAGAACCGTAGGGGGAGAGCAACCGATAATCCCGGCAATAACGGGAGGGGAGTGGCCTCTGGCTCTTAATTTAATGGCTTGTGTTTTTTGTATTTCAGTTAGAATCATTTACACTCCTTGCGTAATATGGGACCCCAGTTATTACCCCTGTTATTGGCGAGTGCCCAGGCGGTTGTCTGGATTGAAGACTCCATGTCGTAACGTGAACCTCTTTCAACTCCCATTAGCTTACGAAACTGATTCCAGGTTGCTTGATGAAATTGAAGCGGTCCTCCGGCGAGTCCTCCGTCACCGTGCCCCTTATTCGACCCATACCCTGATTCTCTGAACAGTAAACAGTGTAAAAGGACTTTGATATGATTTCGTTGAGAGTTAGTCTTGCCGTACTTCTCGGAATACTCACTCACCCAGGAGTCTATTGTTTCCGGAGCGGGTAAGAGTTCTCCAACTAGGGGCTCGTGTAAGGGCGTTTCTCGTAATGCTTTAATCTTTGGAGCCCAGAT